AGGTAAGGCAGCAGTGGATGTTTATACTTGTGGTGATTGTAACCCAAAGATTGGATGTGATATTATTATTCATCAACTTTTTGCTCAAAAACATACGTTAAGTTATATTGAGCGTTAACTAAATACATTATATCTGGAGAAGTATATGCTCTCTACTCAATACCGCCTTCGCCTTGAAACAATATGTGAACGAATTGTAAAAGGCGAATCTGTAGAGTTAAGTGATATGATATGGGCAGAAAAATTAGCAAAGGCAAATAGGTCAGCAGCAACAATTCTTCGTCAAGCAAGAAGAAAAGCAGAAAATCCTGATATGCAAGATGGAGATATGGATGATTTTCTCAACCAATTGGATATTGGTGGGTTGGGAAATGAAAGGTTTGGTGTATCTGGATTTAATAATGTGGATGATATTGTAGATTTTTTTAGGGAAGACAAGCCAGAAGATTGGCGGCAAAGAGATTAATTTGTAATATATGTTACAAAACTACTTGACTACATAAGATGGATAGGGGTATAATAATCCCCTAACGTTCATCCTATGACTAAAGCACTTTTGCTTTTAGCATGGGTTCCATTTCTATCTGTTTCAACACCACAAGTTATTGCAACAACACCCGTTTCGGTATCTTGTGACACTGCATTGGAACTAATGGACATCGTTAAAAACGACGATGTAGTAACACAAAAGATAGAGGACCGATTGTTATTAGAACTCCGAAAGGATTTCATCGCAAGGTGTAGATAGGACGGAAGTAAGCCGACGCGGAACGGATCGTTCATTCGCTATTTGCAAATAGTGAACGCAAACGCCGACTGAAGGAACGCTCTTTAACCTAAAAACTAAGGAGAAAACCTAATGTCTAAAGTAGTTTATCGTGGTGTTGAATATGATACTCAAAAGCGTCTTGAGTATCAACAGCAAATGATGCAACAACCCCAACAATACAACGAAACCTATCGTGGTGTTAAGTTTGTAAAGGAGGGACATAAGTGATGCAGAAACTCAACTTCCTTCAACTTATTAAAGAACAAAAACAAAAAGAAGAGAGGCGTCAAAAAGCATCTCTTGCTACTTTGGTAGCAGCAAAATAATTCAGAGGGGACTTGACTCCCCTCTTTTTTTTATGTATAATTACCTTTGTCAGGGTTGATAAAAATGGATAGAGAAAAGCTTAAGCTTATTGTAAGAAACCTTGAATCTCTGGTAGAATGTTTAAAGTCAGAGATTTATTCTGATGTGGATGCTTACAGGCAAGAACCACAATACGAAGAAATTGCACCCTTTATTGAAGATTACGACGAAGTTTTTTATGACGATGATGGATATCCAGACTGAATTTGAATTCATGAAACCAGAAGTAAAACTGATTAGTGTTACTCCTGATGCAGAAAAACATATGGCATATTGTGCCCGTGTAAGTAATCCAGCAAATCAAGAGAATGATAAGTTCTCTGGTCTACTTAAGTATTGTATTCAACATCAACACTGGTCAATTTTTGAACAAGCAACAATGACCGTTGAGATTAATACTACTAGGGGTATAGCAGCTCAAATCCTTAGGCATAGGTCCTTCACATATCAAGAATTTTCACAACGGTATGCTGATGCAAGTCTCTTAGGTAGTTCTATTCCTCTTCCTGAACTACGTCGTCAGGATACTAAGAATCGTCAGAACAGTATCGATGATATTCCTGACTATCTTAAACTCACTTTATGTGAAGATATCAGAGTTCATTTTGAGCAGTCTCTACGCCTCTATAACCGTCTTCTAGAGAAGGGTGTGGCAAAGGAGTGTGCAAGGTTTGTATTACCCTTAGCAACGCCCACAAGACTCTATATGACAGGTTCTGTAAGGTCATGGATCCATTATATTGATTTGCGTTCTGCTCACGGTACACAGAAGGAACATATGGAGATTGCAGAACTCATCCGTTGTATTTTTACTTGTCAGTTCCCTGCAGTATCTGAAGCACTTGGATGGAAGCGTGATGGATGTTCTGATTGTGTAGATGCACCTTCGATTACTATTGAATAAATATTCTCATATAAAATGGAGGAGAAAATTTGGCAACTTATCCTGTAGTTAATAAACAAACTGGTGAACAGAAAGAAGTTACAATGAGTGTTCACGATTGGGATCAATGGAAAAAAGATAATCCTGATTGGGACAGAGATTGGTCAGACCCTTCAACTTGTCCATCAGCAGGAGAGGTAGGAGAGGTCTATGACAGACTTAAGAAGTCTCATCCAGGATGGAATGATGTACTTCATAAAGCATCAAAAGTTCCAGGATCTAAAGTAAAATCAATCTGAGTTTATAACATGCCAGCAAAAAGAAACACTCCAAAGTCACCCGTACCATTTGGAATGAGCAACAAACAAATGAAGAGAAAGAAACCAATCAATTCTGATTTAATGAGGACAATTGATCCTTTGACAGAAAATCAAAAAGAACTTTTCCGTTGTTATAAAAACGATCAAAACATTGTTGCATATGGTTGTGCTGGGACAGGAAAAACATTTATCACTCTCTATAATGCTCTGAGGGATGTGTTGGATGAAAGAAATCCTTACGAAAAAATTTACATCGTTAGGTCTCTTGTAGCAACTCGTGAGATTGGTTTTCTTCCAGGAGATCATGAGGATAAGTCTTCACTTTACCAAATTCCATATAAGAACATGGTAAAGTATATGTTTGAGATGCCAACCGAAGCAGATTTTGAAATGCTCTATGGAAACCTCAAAACTCAAGGTACGATTAGTTTTTGGAGTACTTCTTTTATTCGCGGAACTACTCTGGATAATGCAATTATCATTGTAGATGAATTTCAAAACTTGAACTATCATGAACTTGATAGTATAATTACCCGTGTAGGTGAAAACAGTAAGATCATGTTCTGTGGTGATGCTACTCAATCTGATCTTATTAAGACGAATGAAAAGAATGGAATCATTGACTTCATGAAGGTTCTTCGTATTATGCCCTCAATTGATATTATTGAATTTGGAGTTGAAGACATTGTTCGCTCTGGATTAGTGAAAGAATATATCCTTGCGAAAATGGAAGTTGGTGTATGAGTTTTAATCATTGTAATTTTTTAGGTGATCTTGAACTAGAAAAGAAAGAACAAAATGGCATCCGTCTCTATAACCTTCCTAATGGAGACTGGGTGCCTTCTATTACTTCTGTTACTTCTTTCTACAATCGTCAGATCTTTGTGAAGTGGAGAGAGCGTGTTGGTCTGGAAGAAGCAAATCGCATTACAAAAAAGGCAACTGCAAGGGGAACTGATTTTCACCAAATTTGCCAAGATTATCTTGAAAATAAAGAATTGAACTGGGAAGATTATCAACCTCTGACAAAGTTCATGTATATTCATGCAAAACCTTATCTTGATAAGATAAATAATATTCACGCAATCGAAAGAACTCTATACTCAGAATACTTGGGTCTTGCAGGGAGAGTTGACTGCATTGCTGAATATGATGGAGAACTCGCAGTCATTGACTTTAAAACCTCAGATAAAATCAAACCAGAAGAATGGATTGAAAATTACTTTGTCCAAGAAACATTCTATGCTGCAGCGTATTACGAACTGACAGGAAAGGTTGTTAAAAAACTTATCACTTTAATGGTAACTCCTGGTGGAGAGGTCAAAGTATTTGACAAAAGAAACAAAGGGGATTATATTAAACTATTAGTTCGTTATATTAAAGAATTTGTACATCACAATACTAGGTCAGATGGAGAATGAATTAGAAAAAGTTCTAGAAAGTAAATTCTTTTGCCCATCAAGATTTGCTCAAGAAATTGAAAAGTTGGTTCAGACTAACGTTGATATGAATTATATTGACGCAATTGTTTATTTTTGCGAACAAAATAATATTGATGTTGAGTCTGTTCCCAAACTTATTTCAAAACCATTGAAAGAAAAGATTAAGTATGAGGCAATGGAACTTAATTTTCTAAAGAAAACATCTCGAGCAAAATTGGTTTTCTAATTCATTTTTCGGGTAAAAATTTTCCCGGTAAAAAATTCCTATATTACTTTTTTGAATGATGCCTTATGATGCCTATAAATGTTATCTGTCTTTGAAAAATCATTTTACCAAAGACAGTTATGATTATCACAAGTATTGTGGTAAAAGTCGTGCAACCGTTCAATCGTTCTACAAACGTAAAGATCGTTTTTGGTTTGAGAAAGTTGCTCGTCAAAAAACAGATAAAGAAGTAGAAGAATTTTTTGTATCAAATTTCATTGCTTGCACTGATCCAAGCAAACTTTGGATTGGTGAAATGATACGTGAAGGTGATGATAGATACACTTCCTGGAAAAAAAGAACACAGTCACTTTCTTATGTGTTTAGAGAAGAAGTAGAATCTGTAATCCAAAATAAAAATATTGACCTAGTATTTCAAACCAGTAAAGGACATCCAATCATTCTTAAAAAGTATTTAAGTGGAGAAGTTTCCATAGAAACTATGGTAATTCTT